CCAATTGAGAAACCAACTGTTGATTTAACACAAAAACCAACTGATACTGAATTTGAATGTTTCGGATGTGGTTCTTAAAAAGAATATAAATCACGACTTAGGTCGTGATTTTTTATTTTAGGGGTATTTATAAAAAATAATCACGACACTATATTTATAGTTATGGCAGATGGAACAACATATGGTTTAACTTTTCCTTTCAGAGATTCTTTTGATGGGAAATACTTAAGTTTATCAAACACAACAGAAAAAGAGATTAGAAATAATTTAATACATCTTTTATTAACAAGAAAAGGTACAAGATATTATTTACCTGATTTTGGAACAAGATTATATGAGTTTCTTTTTGACCCATTAGACGCACCTACGTTTTCACAAATAGAGTCTGAAATACGTGATGCTGTTGATTTATATATGCCAAACTTAAAACTTACGAGTATTAATATAACGGCAGCTTCAGATGGACAAGAAGATAAAGGAACTTATGTTAATGGAGAGAACGATAGAGTTTTTAGAGTACCTGGTATTGCTCAATTAGAACATACCGCTAAAGTTAGAATTGATTATGTCATAACGGATGACGTTTTTAATTCTAGTGATTTTGTAATAATTAATATATAATATTATGGCTAATAAAAAGATTTCATACACAACTAGAGATTTCCAATCAATAAGAACGGAACTTATAAATTTCACTAAAACTTATTATCCTGAAACTGTTCAGAATTTTAATGACGCATCGGTATTTTCGGTTTTATTAGACTTAAATGCTGCGGTTACAGATAATTTACAATTTAATATTGATAGAAGTGTTCAGGAGACAGTATTACAGTATGCTCAACAAAGGTCGTCAATATATAATATTGCTAAAACGTATGGATTAAAAGTCCCGGGGATGAGACCATCGGTGGCTTTGGTTGATTTTTCAATAACAGTTCCGGCGTATGGTGATAAAGAAGATTTAAGTTATTGTGGTGTATTGAGACGAGGTTCTCAATTTAACGGTGCAGGACAAGTTTTTGAAACAGTATATGAAATTGATTTCGCATCACCAATTAATTCTGAAGGATATCCAAATAGATTAAAAATCCCAAATTTTGATTCAAATAATAAGATATTAAATTATACAATTACTAAAAGAGAAACGGTTGTTAATGGAATGACTAAAGTATTTAAAAAAGTTATAACACCAAATGATGTTAGACCGTTTTACGAATTATTTTTACCTGAAAAAAATGTGTTAGGAATTACAGGTGTTTTATTAAAAGATGGGACACAATATAGTAACGTACCTTCATCTCAAGAATTTTTAGGTACTGACAATAAATGGTACGAAGTTAAGGCGTTGGCGGATGATAGAGTATTTGTTGAAGACCCTACAAAAGTGTCGGATTCTCCGGGGATTAAAGTTGGTAAGTATGTACAAACAAGTACTAAATTTATCTCTGAATTCACTCCTGAAGGTTTCTTAAAAATGACATTTGGTGGTGGTAATCAATCTGCCGATGAACAATTACGAGAATTTGCGGCAAGTGGATATAAATTGAATTTATATAAATACTCAAATAATTTAGGTTTAGGTAGTACGTTGAAAGCAAATACCACACTATTTGTTCAATATAGAGTTGGGGGTGGGACTGGAAGTAACTTAGGTGTTGATACTATAACTCAAATTGGAACAATATCTTTTTTTGTCAATGGTCCGTCTGAAAGTATGAATACAACTGTGGTAAACTCGTTAAGATGTACTAATGTTACAGCGGCTATCGGTGGTTCCGACTTTCCAACGACAGAAGAAGTTAGAAATTTAGTTTCTTATAATTTTTCTTCTCAAAATAGAGCGGTGACGGTAAATGATTATGAATCAATTATTAGAACAATGCCTTCTCAATACGGTGCGCCGGCAAAGGTATCTATCACCGAACAAAATAATAAAATAATTGTTCAAATGTTATCTTATGATGAATCAGGTAATCTTACTGAAGTCGTGTCTAACACTTTAAAAAATAATGTGGCAAATTACTTATCTAATTATCGAATGATTAATGATTATGTCTCAATACAGAGTGCAAACGTTATTGATTTAAGTGTTAATGTTGATGTTGTATTAGATAACTCACAAAATCAAGGAACAGTTATCTCCCAACTTATAACAATAGTTTCGGATTATTTTGACCCATTAAATAGACAAATGGGGGAAAATGTCAATGTATCTGAATTGAAAAGATTACTACAAAATGAAAATGGGGTTATTACAGTTTCTGATGTACAGTTTTTTAATAATGTTGGGGGACAATACTCATCATCTCAAACATCTCAAAGATATTCTGACCCAACTACAAGACAAATTCAATTGATTGATGAAACTATTTACGCTGAACCAACTCAGAGTTATCAAATCAGATATTCTAACAAAGATATCAATATTAGAGTTAAAAATCTTAAAACAGTTAATTTCTCATAATAATTTATTTTAAATAATAATGAATTATCTTTTAAAAATAGTGTATAAACTATTTATTAAAAAAGATAATATATGTCAAATTCTTATAGAATAAGAACCAAAGTTGGTGTGGACACCTCATTAAAGGTGTTAATTGACCAAGAGTTCGAGTATTTAGAAATTCTATCCTTAAAAATCCTACAAAGTGATATCTATACCCGACAATGCGCTGATTACGGCGTTGTTGTGGGTAGAGTTAGTGTAAACAATGGTTTTGGTCTTCCAAACGCTAAAGTGTCAATTTTTATTCCGTTAGATAATGAGGATAAAGATGACCCGGTAATATCTAACATATACCCATATACTAATTTATATGATGTTAATGATGATGGTTATAGATATAATCTTTTACCTTATAAGCCTTCATATAGTGCTCACATACCAACCGGTACTTTTTTCACTCGTAGAGATGTGTTATTAAGTCCTGTTCTTGGGGATATTTACGATAAATACTTTAAATTTAATGCGGTAACCAATCAAAGTGGTGACTATATGATTTTTGGTGTACCAACCGGAACTCACACAATTGTTATTGATATTGATTTATCTGATATTGGTGAATTCTCATTATCACCTCAGGATTTAATTAGAATGGGGGTAGCAAATGAAAATCAAGTTAATGGTACTAAATTCAGGTCTTCAACTAATTTAGGGGAATTACCTCAAATTATTAATATCAAAAGAACAATTGAGATAGAACCATTATGGGGACAACCTGAAATATGTAACTTAGGGATAACTAGAACAGATTTTGATTTAACCGGAGAGGCAAATATTGATATACAACCAACGGCTATTTTTATGGGGTCTATTATTTCTGATTCAGATAGTAATGCTATTAGAAGAAATTGTAAACCAACAAGAAATTCCGGGTTTTTATGTAATCTAACAACTGGTCCGGGAGAGATATTGGCGATTAGACAAACAATTAATCAAGACGTTAATGGACGACCAATACTTGAATCTTATGGGTTAGAAGGTGGGGGAACTATTATTGACCCACAAGGGACTTGGTTAGTTGATGTCCCAATGAACTTAGATTATTATATAACTAATGAATTTGGGGAACAAGTATTATCTCCTGACCCAACAAAAGGTATTCCAACAAAGGGTAAATACCGATTTAAAGTTAAGTGGGCTCAATCACCTTCAAATACGACAGAAACTAAAAGAGCTTATTTTTTAGTACCAAATATTAAAGAGTGGAGTGGTGCTGTACAAAAATCATATGCGTTTAGTCTTGATTGGGATGATTATTGGGATGTTAGTCAACCTGATATGTTACAGGAAGCGATAGACTGTTCGGACAAATTTTATATGATGCAATATAATAAAGTTTATAGTGTGTCTCAATTTATCGGAGAACATAGGCAGGGTGCTTATCAAAAATTTACGGGGATTAAAAATATATTAGATGATGCGTGTGAGAGTGCAAATAATAGATATCCAACAAATGATGGGTATTTTAGATTTGACTTCTTTTACGTTTTATTTTCATTTTTAAGTATAATTTTAACACCAGTGTTTTTTGCGTTAATACTCCTTTTACATTTACTTTATTTTGTAATATGGATATTAAGGGTTGCTTAC